AGTTACTCCTTCTGTAACACCAAGTAAATCTGGTACTCCTTCAGTTACTCCTTCTGTAACACCAAGTAAATCTGGTACTCCTTCAGTTACTCTTTCTGTAACACCAAGTAAATCTGGTACAGTCACGAGAACACGCAGTTAATTTATCATATAAAATGAATTTATAAATAATACATTATTTATAAATTTAATTATTTCTATACGATAAATTAATAAATTAAACCTAGATTAAGTCTAAGTTGACTTAAGTTCATTTGTAGATTTCATTTCTGTCATCTTTGTTTGATAGTAAGATTCAATATCAGTTCTATACTTACTATCATTTTGAGTAATTAGATTTAGTGCAACACCCTTGCGTCCGAATCGACCACATCTGCCAATTCTATGAATATAATTTTCACGATTTGTTGGTAGATCATAGTTAATCACTAGTGATACACCTTGGACATCAATACCTCTTGCAAGAACATCAGTAGCAATAAGTAGCTTAAACTGATTTGCTTTAAAACGAAGCATTACATCTTCACGTTCTCCACCAGGCATATCTCCATGAATCATCTCAACTGGAAAATCCTTATCTTGAAGCTGCTTCTTTAGCCATTCAACTTTTGCTTTTGAATTACAAAATAGCATACATTGACTAATCGAAAGTAGTTCAAAAATATCTTCAAGTGTACTTAGTTTGTCTTCTTCCTTATCAACATTAATATAAAGTTGTTTAATTCCATCCAATACTACATCACTCTTTTTAATTAGAATTTCAATTGGATTCTTTTTCATGAATTTATTGGTAATTTCAAGTGTTTCATCTGATAGTGTTGCAGAGAAAAGACAAATTTGCATATCTGCAGGTAAGCCTGATGATAGAATCCAATATAATTGTTCTTTGAATCCACGATCAAGCATAACATCTGCTTCATCAATTACAAGTGTTTTAATCTGTGTCGGATCAATTGCACGACGATTGAGCAAATCATATACTCTACCAGGAGTACCAATCATTACGTGAATTCCTTTACGAAGTGCATCAAGATTATCTTTAACAGATCGTCCTCCATCTTTTCCACCAACACATAGATATGCATTTGCACCGAGTGGTTTACCATCATGACCCATTGGACCAAGGTAACCTCCAAGTGAGTTAAATACTTTAAGGGTTTGTTCCGCTAGTTCTCTAGTTGGTGATAGAACAATCGATTGACATACTGGTTGTGGGGTATCAAAATCAATCTGTTGCAATGTTGCAACAGTAAATGCACAGGTCTTTCCTGTACCAGATTGGGCCTGGGCAATAACATCACGCCCAGTAATTGCAGGCACAATTGCCCGCTGTTGAATTGCAGATGGGCGTTCATAGCCATGTGCATAGATTCCTCTGAGTAGACCCTCTTTTAGGTTCATCTCATCAAAGGAATAATAAAGTTTATTATCGTCGTTTACGTTCTCAGTCATTGTATATATACATAATTTTATCTTTATATATATAAAATTGAAAAATCAATTTTTTTTATATAAAGTCTACCTATAGATTATATAACTTATAGTTAATGAAAGAACATATAATTGATAGTATTACATATAGAATAGGAAAAAATGCTACTGAAAATACACAATTAATTAAAGACTCTGACAAGGATTGGATGTGGTTTCATTTAGATAAGTTTCCATCGTGCCATGTTGTTATATGTCATACAGAGATAACAAATGATCATATTGTACAAGCAGCTACACTTGTAAAAGAAAATAGCAAATATAAATTTTCAAATATTGGTATTATCTACTGTAAAATATCAAATTTAATACATGGAAAAGAAATTGGATCAGTACATTTTGTCAGTAACAAGCAGGTACTATTGATAAAGATTTAATTTATTTATATAATAATAATTAAATTTGTTAGATCATTTAGAATACATTATTTAATATTATATTATATTAAAACAAATATATAATTATATATTATGAAATTAGTATGTGATTTAAATTTATCAAATGATTATGAAACAAGCTTATTTATATTAGGTTCAGGTATTATTGATTGGGGCGATGGTAATACAAATTCTATATTAAATACTAATCTAACCGAATACACATATACTTATCCTACTTCAAGTGTATATAATATAACAATTGAAGGGAATATATTACAAATTGGAAATACTGAAGTGCAAAGTAAGAATATAAAGTCTATAACAAAAATTTTAGATTTTTCTAATTTAAATATTATTACTTCATTATCTGGGAGTTTTAAAAATGCAGTTAACTTAGAAATGATACCACAAGATATTCCAAATACCGTACAGAATATAAGTTCAATGTTTGATAATTGTCAAAAGTTAAATGATTCAAATATAAGTAATTGGAATATTAGTAATGTAACTAATATAAGTTATTTGTTTTCTAAAGCGAACATATTTAATCAAGATTTAAATAATTGGGATACTAGTAATGTAACTAATATGAGTTATGTGTTTTCTGAAGCTAGTTCATTTAATGGCAATATAGGTAATTGGAATACAAGTAATGTAACTAATATGAGTTCTTTATTTTATGGAGCTAGTTCATTTAATGGCAATTTAAATAATTGGAATACTGGTAATGTAACTAATATGAGTTCTTTATTTTATGGATGTTCAGTTTTTAATCAAAATTTAAATAATTGGAATACTGGTAATGTAACTAATATGAGTAAGTTATTTACTAATACAACTTCATTTAATGGTAATATCGGTAGTTGGAATACTAGTAATGTAATAAGTATGGAAGGAATGTTTAATAGTACGCAAATTTTTAATAGTAATATAAGCGGATGGAACACTAGTAAGGTTACTGATATGGGATCTATGTTTCTAGCTTCAAATAGTTTTAACAGTAATATAAATACTTGGAATGTCAGTAATGTAATAAATATGAAAGATATGTTTGGTAATTCCAAATTTAACCAAGATTTAAATCAATGGGATACTAGAAATGTAATAAGTATGGAAACAATGTTTGCAGCTAACGAGTTCTTTAATAGTAATATAAGTAATTGGAATGTTAGTAATGTTTCAACTATGGTAGACATGTTTAATATGTACGATAAACGATCAAACGTTATTGCATTTAATAGTGATATAAGTAATTGGAATGTTAGTAATGTTACTACTATGTATAGAATGTTTCAATATTGTAATAATTTTAATCAAGATTTAAGTAAATGGAATATTAGCAATGTTACTACAATGGGTAATGGGACTAATAATATATTTACAGAAACATATCTATCTCCATATAATTTTAATAAAATGTTAAATAGTTGGGCAAACTTATCAGTAAAATCTGGTATTACAATTGTTGCACCATACTATTCATCCAATGGAATAATTAGTCGCAATAAATTAATAAATACATATAATTGGACAATTAATTCAATAGAATTACCAATTATATACTCTCCGAATACATCACCAGTAAGTAATAATTTTACGTTTACATATGTATATCCTCATACTAAAATAACAAATACGTATAAATTAAAAAACTCGTCAAATATATTAATTGGTGGAAGTAATAATAATAATTCAGGAAATATTATAATTAATAATGTACAATTAACAAGAGTTGGCAACAATGAATTATATTTAGTTGATACTACAAATAATAGCATAATAGATTATATAACTATAAATAAGACGACACCAATTCCTTGTCTATTAAAAGGAACTATCGTATTAACACCATATGGTTTTATAAAAATAGAAGATCTAAAAGAAGGTCAAGAAATTACAACGCATAAGGGAACATTCGAAAAAATTATTAAAATTTTTCATACTTCGGTACAATGGTCGTCAAATCCTTCTATAGATAAAAGAATGTATAAACTTAATGGCCAACTACCATTATATATATCACATTGGCATAAAATTTTGAGAAGCAGTGGTTTGAGATATGCAGGAAATGGAACATTAGAATGTGCAAATAAAGAAGAATTGTGTGGATCTGAAGATATGTTTGAATTATATCATATTCAATTAAATGATTCATCAAACAATCATCTTGTAGTTAATCATGGAATTATTGTAGAATCCTGGAACGGAATTAATCAAGATCACTTATAAGCTTTAATATTTGTACTGAATTATATGCTGCACCCTTTAGTAGTTGATCGCCACTTATAAAAAAGTTCCAACATCTATTATTAAACATACCATTTGCATCTAATTCGGGACGAATGCGACCTATACTAATATCAGTTTTATTACTGGTTTTAATTGGTTCTGGAAACATATTTAATTTATAATCTTCTTCGATTACAAGTCCGGGAAACTTTTGTAGTTGATGATATATTGCATTCATATCAACATCTTTGTTAAATGTTACATTTACTGAAAGACAATGACTTGTTAATGTGGGAACTCGAATACATGTTGGATTAATAATTAAATTTGGTGCTGATAAAATTTTTCTTGTTTCATTAACCATTTTCATTTCTTCTTGATTATAAAAATTTTCACCAATTTTACTATTATGCGAAAATACATTAAATACATATTGTTTTTTCCAAAAAGTTGTAGTCAATGGTTTAGAATTAACGTATTCTTTAGTTTGTTCTAATAGTTCATCTAATCCTTTCTTACCAGCACCAGATGCTGCTTGATATGTTGATACATTTACTTTTTCGATTGATGTAATTTTTATTAATGGTGCAAGTAACATTGCTAACATAGTAGTTGAACAATTTGGATTTGCAATAATTTGTTTACATTTATTTAGTTTTGTATCCATAACTTGCTTTATGTTAATTTCTGGAATAATAAGCGGTACATCATTGTCCAAACGATATTCTGATGAATTATCAATTATAACACAATTATGTTTTTCTAATTTCTTGGCTTCGATAATATTACGCGCAATATCATTTTCAACTGCAAGAATAATATAATCTAAATCCTTCATGTCTGAACTATAAAATTGTTCACACACATAATCATTATTCTGAATCTTATATACGCGGCCTTTAGATCCTTCACTTGCAAATAGTCTAAGAGTACTACATTTATCTAATACTTTAAGTAACTTAAGACTTTCAATTATCTTCTCACCAACTAGTCCAGTAATTCCTACGATTCCTAAACGCATTTATTAATTTATATTAAAATATAAATTAATAAACTAATTATTTAATTATCAATTTTTTAGTCTTTCTTAATGAGTAAGGTTGAAACAAATCCCGAACTTCCTGGATCTGCTGCAGCAACTATTTCATCACCATCTTCAGTAATAATAATTGTATTAAATATAGTATCTCCTTTATACACAATCGTTCCTTCTTTAGAACAATTATAATCTTCATATCCCTCAACCATTAAATATTTCTGAGAATAAGTTCCAACAGTAACACGAATAATATCTCCTATTTTAATATCATCAAATGATACATACATTTTATATATGCTAATATAAATAAAATATATGTATGATGAATGTGTACATAAATCAATTTTTTAAATATTAATATCTATTTTTAATATCTATTTGCAGTAAACTTATCGTTTAGTTTATCATTAAGCTTATCTTTAAGTTCATAGATTATATTGTTCTTTTGATCAATTCTATCAACAAACTTTTCTTTTTCCTTAAGAAATGATCTCTTAATTGAAATAAGTTCTTCCTGTAGTTTTCTATTTTCTTCTTGTAGAAATTGCTCCCGTGTCTGAAATACATTTACTTGATTTGGTAGGAATCCAAATTCATTTTTAACTCCTAGTGATTGTATAGGTGATACGGCTTCTTTTAGTTCGACAAATGAACTAGGTTGTTCAACTTTAGTTTGATCAGATGTAGTGTTTTTAAATGCTGAACCAAATCCACCAAATGTACCGGTAAATTGAAGTTTTGGTGATTCTGATACACTACCCTTAAATGATGTACCAAAGAATCCAGTTGATTGGGATTTTGGTGAAGTCTGAAATGATGACTGAGGTTCTGGACTCAAAAAAGATGGACTACGATCAAAACTTTGTTTATTACGTCTACTATAACGTTTATTATAATATTCATCCGCAGCATCTAGTTGATTTGTATATGGTCTATTATAATTGTGTTTCATTTTAATTTATAAATATTTATAAATTAATTTTAATATATATTAGTTTCAATTTTTATATCTTTAAATATCCAGAAATACATCTATCCGAATTTATTTTATTTATATATTGAATACAACCAATAGCAAATATATTTGGATCTTTAATTTCGTGTCTTATAACTATTCTTTCATAGTCATTCTCAATTACTGTTTCGTGTATACCATGAACATAATCTTCGCGAATTGACTTTATATCATCGATATTATAATTGGAATCAATCTGTTTTGCAATACTCTTTGCTGTTCCACTTGGCATATCTTTTTTATGTATATGATGAGTTTCTGATATTTCGTAACGACTATTTGGAATTTTAATTGATGGTAATATATTAAGTATAGATTTCATACCATGTGAAAAATTAGATATTTCATATACTCTTACGTAATGTGCATATGATTCTATTAATTTCTCTGGTAGATTACCAGTACTTCCAATTATTAATGGATAATATTCATCTTTTTCTAATAATTTTGTCAATAGATTTCTACAACCTTTATCAGATGTAATATCAAGTATAACAATATTTGTATTTACATCTAAAATTGTAAAATCATATAATCGATCAATATATCCAACATATTTTATAATTTTATTATTTTTTAAATTTTCAATTACTCTTTTAGCTAATCGCCCTGTATGACCATGTATTATTAGATTAATCATTGTATGTATGTATAAATTAATAGTACTTAATAAAATAATTATAGAATTCAATTTTATTACATCATCTTACCACGTATAGATGTTTCACTCATAACTCCAATAGATTGTCTATTAAAAACAATATCTTTTTCAGCATTTCGTAGCTGTTGAGTATTTTCACACCCTACATAACTCATTGTACTTTTAATACTTGATTCAATTCTTTGTAGGATTGAAGCAGATGGTCCCTTAATTTCAATTTCAATATCAGCTCCTTCAGGATTTTGTGCTCCATTATATTCTTTATTTGTCATTTCAGCTTTTGATATCATTGCCATTGCAGATGCCATCCCACGATAACATTTTACTCTACGATTATTACGAAATATAATATTACCCGGTGTTTCATCTGTAGCAGCAAGTGTTTTACCAAGCATCATAGCATCAGATCCAACAATAAACGCCTTACTGATATTTCCATCTTTGCCTAAGTGACCACCATCCGAGATCATACCAACATTATACTTGCGAGCCATATCACGACATTTCATTAGTGAGCTAAATTGACCAGATCCAACTCCAGTTACTAGACGAGTTGAACAAATAGAACCATTACCAATTCCAATACGAATACAATCAGCTCCAGATTTTGCTAAAAATTCAAATCCATCTGGATTGCATACATTTCCAGCCATAATATCAACAGATGGATCTAATGATTTTAATTCTTGAATAACTGTACCAACTTTTTTATTAAAACCATTTGCAACATCAACACAAAGTATATTACAACCAGCATCAATTAGCGCTTTTGCTCTGTCAATATAATCATCTACAATACCAACTGCTGCACCAACAAGTAGATTTCCATTAGTATCAAGTGAATATTTATCTTTATTTTTTTGATACTCTAATAGATTCTTATAAATGATTAAACCTTTAATCTCACCATTTTCAATAACCGGAAGTTTTTCGATCTTGTGTTGATTCATAATTTTAATTGCTTCTTCGCGAGTAATATCAGATTCTACAGTGATAATATCACGATTCATAATATTACTAATTGTTGTACTATTTGGATTACCAGAAATTAGATGAGCTGATAGATCACGTTTAGTTATAAGACCAGTAAATTGCCCTTGTTGATTTATTACAATATAACTATTTACATGATCTTTCTTAATTCTTGATAGTAAAACATCAACTGTTTCATTACAGTAAATCGTATATGGATTTTCAATAATAAATGATAGATATCTCTTTACTTTTTTAATCATATCTACTTGTTGTTCAATTGTATTATATCTATGAACAATACCTAATCCTCCATTAGTTGCCATACTAATCGCCATATTAGCTTCAGTAATTGTATCCATTGGCGATGAAATTAATGGTAAATGTAATGATATATTTTTTGTTAGTCTGGAGTAAAGCTTGATATTTTTCCGAGAATCAATCTCTGAATAACGCGGTTCAATAAGTACATCGTCAAAGGACAAAGATTCTTGAATTGTATTCATTATATATATGAATTAATAATTGTATAAAATAATAAGCTTAATATTTATATTAATCAATTTTTCGAGGGATATCCGGATTTATATAATAACTTTAGATGCTCTTGGATAAATATGATCTTTTGCATATTTGAATAATTTATCAGACTTACAAGTTGGACATAGTTTTGTGTTATTTGAATAATAACAATTACGACATATATCTATTTCAAAACATTTAATACATTTAAAACGTTGACCAGTTAATCCATCATTGTCACATATATCACAACAAAATTCATCATAATAATCTATGTATGTTGTATAATTTAAATAGTCTTTTTTACCAAATCGATATAACTTTGAATATCTCGCCGTACCTTCTTTAGATAAAAGATCTTCAAATAAAATATACCTACCTTGTGTATCTGATTCAAAATAAGTTATACATAAATTATTTTCAATAAATTCATATTGATAAAATTTTAGTATATGATTAGTTGAACGATATTGCAACTGTTTTATTACTAAATCCATCTTTTTTCTTGATTCAATTAATTTATTATCAATCATAAGTAATCCTTGAATAGTACTATGTTTATATAATTCTTTTAAAAAAGATAAGTAATAATTATTTTTATCAATTTTTAAGTTCCTCGAAATTCTAACAAAACATCTCCTGCCATTTTATCAACAATAGCATTATTTAATGCATGTTTATCAGTGTTATTTGTATGACTATTTAAATGATGGAATTTTATATTTGTCTTAACTTCTAATTGTTCTCTTATTTTTTTTATGATATTTATATTAGGTACATCTTTTGGATACCCTTTTTGTTTCATTTTAATCCCATATTCATATACACATTTTAATCCATACAT